AACATCGGTTGCACTTGGTCTTTGCATAGAACCCGATATCATTTGGGTATTGACCAATTTTCCATTCATATAAGAATCCAATGTTTGACCACTTACACTAAATGCCATGTGAACCCATCGCTGGAATGGAACATTTGTTAGTGTCTGCATTGATTTATAAGAATTTGCATTGGCGGCTTTATCCGTTTTCAAAGTGACAATCACTTCATTTGTTTTCTTTCCAAAAACAACGTTTACGGTTTTACCATAGCTAATAATGTTCTTGTAAAATCCATCCATAGAATTCCAATCATTGACATTCACCCAAATGGAAAAAGTAAAATCGGGAGTTGTATATGTTCCATTGGCGGGAACGGGAGGAGTTATTTTTGTTTCCACGTTGGCGGGGGTTATAGTTGACATTAATAAAGATGCATTAAATGTGTATGAATGATAAATCATATAGATTAGTACAATCACACATACTATTAAAAAGATAGTAGTCGGTTCCATATATTATACAAAAAGAAAAAGTATAGCTTAAATGCTAAATAAATCCTTTTTGGGGACAATCGGTGTATCTTGTATTTTGGCAACATTGTACATTCGACGAATTGTGACAATATCTACTGGCGACCGAAAATATGTTAGGTTGCATATTTTTGCATTCGCACCCGAATCTTCTCCAATAGTCAATGCATCATAATTTATGCAACTAATTACATCAAAAGAGGTTTTAACTAATTCGGCATTTAAAAACACATCTAAACGACCACTATCATAGTTGAGAACTACATTAAACCATTTTTGAAGAGGAATATCCATGTTAGTATAAATAGGAATTATATCTGTCTTTGAACAATCCCCGCTAGATGATTTCATGAATACAGAAAAATCATTTTTGCGGGGGTTATACATGACGTTCGGATTATTACCATAATTTAAAAGAGACATGAATTTATCACCACCCGAAGGCATGGGATTAATGTATAGCCAAAAAGACATACAGTAACTGTAGGTATTGACTCGAGTTGGCATAAAATAATTGCCATTGTCATCCTTCATTGGATTCCCGCTTGCATCCAATAATGTTTTTCCACTTACTGCATTCACATTGATATCTCCATCAAATGCTCCATAATTGTTGTTAGCAGTAGTTGAACCTTGTTCCGCGACTTGATTGTTTTTATTATCTAACAAAGTAGACCCCGATAATTTGCGATAATATCCCACTGTTTTTTTAGATGCCAATGTGGTTGGGTTATTTACTATTACTTTTCCTTCATCGCTGTATATTTTGGAAACCATGTTGGGATAAATAAACCAATAGGCAATAATAAAGATTATTTCCAAAATGACAACAATGAGAGTAAAATAATTCATTTTATAATATTCGGACATCACCATATCTGCCAAATCTGATAACAAACAAGGAATGTAAAGAATCAAATTCACAATCAATTTGGCATATAAGTTGTCTTTGAATAATTTGTCCACATCTAATGAACTATATACAATAGTCAACATTCCAACCACAATAAGTGTATTTAATATATACATTCCGGGAGTTGGGTTTTCACCTTGTGAGTTTGCAATTGATGTCACCATCCAAATAATGATTGAAATGGAAACAGAAAGACCAATCATAGTATACGCCATCTTGCTGAAAATGTCTTTCCACTTATTCGCCATATCAACCGCATCTACCGTAAAATAATTATAAATAAAAATCATTCCAATCAAAAATAAGCAAATAAAGAGAATGATGGTAAAATTTGCGCCCGTAATATTTTTTAATATGTTGTTTGGGTTATACAAATAAATGCCAAGCATAAACAGTGTAAAAAGTGTTAGCATAAATTGTTTAGTAAACGATTCATATTGAAAAAATCGAACATATCCCAAATAAGCAAATGCGGCCACAAATGCAACCGCCAATACATTTAAAGGTTGTTCTCGCATTGCTGCTTGCGAAGATACCACAATTATTAATCCTATTAGGAAAAGCAATAATACTAGACTATATGTGACTGATTTCTGAAAATATACTGGAAATGTTTCGTTAATCCATGATTGGGCCGTTTCTTGTTTGGGGGCAGGTATCATACCAAATAACGCGGATAACCCACTGAAGACAGCATAAATAAGCCAAACTGGTAAAGTACAGATTGCTTTAACAACCCATATGAATTGTGAAACTGGATTAGTGCATTCGTCCCATTCCCATTTGTAATTAAACATGGTTTTTGATTTGTTCGAAAAATCATCCCCATTTGATAGATTAAACCAAGTGTCTGATTCTATTTTGGTAATGCTATCTGGCGATTTTGTTAGTATATACAGAACTCCCAAGATAGAAGCAATAAAAATAGAAAAAAATGCATAAAACACTTTAACGTTAAACCCATGCATGATAACCATACCGAGAATGGCATTTACCAAAAATCCGCCAAAATAAGTATAAAATGTTGTTTTAATTCCAGATGAATCCGATAATTTTGTAAAAATCGAAAAAATGGATGTAATAGCAAAGATAAAAGTAAATGCAAAATATGAATAAATTGTTCCTTTTGTTAGATTGATTTTTAATTTGACCACAAGAAATAATACAAATGCAATTGTAAATATGATTGCATTAATAACGCCCAAATACTCTGATATGGCCATATGATTATTATATTATCAACCGACAATATTTTTACATATTCTCCATTGCCGTTTTCTTGCCATGGCATTCTCGACAAAGAGCCACTAGGTTGCTTACTTCATTGCTACCTCCATATTCTAATCTAACTTTATGGTCTACTTCAAACCAAGCATTCAATTGTTTGCTACATTCACCACATTTCCAATTTTGCATGGATGCCACGTATTTTTTCTTTGTTTCACTAACAGACCGTTTTGTTGCTTTAACTCCATTTGGTTGAGGCGCCATTTGAGGCGACCCATTTGGAATTCCACTGTAGCTCATCGACCCGCCTCCGCCATTCATGCCTCTATTCATTTCGTCTAAAAAGGGAGCTGCGGAAGAATTGGTAAAATCTAAAATAGGTGAAATAATGCTTAAAGATGATTTATCAATTGGCATATACTTTACTACATTGTTTGCATGATGCAGAATGTGTTTACATTGGGAGGGATTTCGTTTTACTACTAAATATAAAGACAATCCAATCAATCCAACGATTCCCATTTGAATTTCCTTTTTCCAAATTAAATACCATTTGCTGTATTTCCCATCATTGTAAATGTTATACATAACAAAGGCCGTTACCGCTATTATTATAAGTTCAATACGCATACATTATAATAATATTTTAACGTTTTTTTCTAGTGGATTTAATGTTTGAATTTTTATAACTACTTGTATCCGCGGATGAATATAGACTAAAATCAGTTGATGAATTTTGAAGAGTGCATTTTAAAAAGATAGGATTTAATGATTTTAAGTCTAATATCAATTGTTTTATATTAATAGGAGTAACACGTGGTTCATACATATATGTAAACACGATTGTTTTTAATTTATCAAACAATGTAATCTCGTATAAAGTTAATTCACTATAATTGTTTGCCAAAGATTCTAACATACTTAAATATACAGTTAAGAAGCCCCATATATCGACAATGTGAACATAGACTTCATTATAGTATTTTAACAAATCGATTTTTCCATTAATCGTGTATTTCATAATGACCACTGTTAAATATTTTATAATAATTTTCATTGGCATACTTTTCAGATTTTCATATGACATATTTTCATTGGAAAACAAAGCAGAAAATATTTGCTGAATGATATGATAGTGCCCTTCTCCTCGAGTATGAAACCATTTTTGGATATACCTTTTCACAAATTCATAGGTTATTTCATATGTTTGAACTTCATTTTCTTTTAAAAAGGTAGAATGCATAATTTCAAAAATGGGATTGAATAAAATGCTTGTAAATGGTATATTGTAATAAATTGACCTACCTTGAATTCTTTCGGGAATTTCATTCGATTTATAAAAAACAGACAATCCCCAATCAATAATAGTTGCGTGTTTGTCATTTATAAGAATATTGGAATCTTTTAAATCTGCATGCAATATTTTCAGTTTGTTCATTGGAATAATTCCGTATACTAACAATTTGATTAACCTTTCATTCAAACTAGGTAAATCAGAATAATTCATATTTTTTATATATGATTTTAAATCACTTCCTCCATCTGGAATATTTAAAATGGCCAATTCATCTATCATATAATTAACAGAATATCTATTGTAACTATCATTTAATGCGTTGCATTTTGCGTCAAACTTTTCTAAATCAGAATCTGTCAATTTATCCGGTTTGCATATACTAATGTCTTCTAACAAAAAGTATTTATTATAATTTGGAATCTTTCTAAGAATTTTTTTAAATTTCATGATTTCTTCATATTCACTTTTGGCATGTTTAACCGTCATCAGTTTCGATACCATTCTTTTTTTGGTTCGAGGTTTGCCTTTACATTTTAGAGGTGGTCTAAATACACATCCATATCCTCCGGCGCCAATTATTTTACCACCATTCACTTGTTTCATATATAATAAGTTAGATAAATAATTGTCATTACTAAAAGAGCGACGACACTAACATATATTAGTTTTTTACGCCAATAAATAGATTCCCCGTGTTTTAATGGTTTGGGTTTATATTCTGCGTAATATTGGTCATAAAAACTAGACAATGTTATTTTGGGTTTTCCAAGATGTTCATTTATTTTATTGTGAACAAAATGTGTCCATTGAACAAATGATTTTTGAGAATCTAAATAAGGCGACACTGGGTATGCATTTAATATATCCGTAAAGTTTTCTCGACACATTGTATTCGGCAACAATAATGGGAAATTTTGAATGAAATCATAGTATTTCTTTTTAATCACGTCATTTGGTCTTTTTGGATAATTTAATGCAATTGAATGTAATACAAACCAATAATGCGGACCCCATATTGTCGGGTTTAATTCCATATGAGATATTTATATAAAAATATAAAAACAATGACTTAACTTTTATATTTATGAACAAACAAACTTTATGTAACAATTGCAATAAAATTGGCCATTATTATCATCAATGCCGTCTTCCCATTACAAGCTATGGAATAATAGTTTGTCGAAAAAATAAAACAACCGACGAATTTGAATTTTTAATGATTCGTCGTAAAGACACATTCGGTTACATTGATTTTATGCGGGGCAAATACCAAATGTATAATATAGATAAAATACAGCAGTTAATTAATGAAATGTCGACGGAAGAGAAAACCAAATTGTTAACGGTTCCATTCCCTATATTGTGGCAACAATTGTGCGGACATTCCAAAACGGATGAATTTGTTTCTTTGAAAAAGTTTGAACTACTAACAAATAATAATTCAGACATTCAACTAGATAAATTAATTGCATCCAGCAACACGAGTTGGGTTGAAAGTGAATGGGAGTTTCCTAAAGGCAGACGCAACTATCATGAAAAGGATTTAGATTGTGCATTACGAGAGTTTGAAGAAGAAACCGGATACAATCGAATGGACATTAAAATCATTGAAAATGTATTGCCGTATGAAGAGATATTTATTGGTTCAAATAACAAATCGTATAAACACAAATATTTTGTTGCCATCATGCCAAATCCGACTTACGATAAAATGCCAAATCACCAGACATCCGAAGTAAGTAAAACGGAATGGTTTACGGTGGAACAATGTTTAAACCGAATACGCCCGTATAGTTTAGAAAAGAAATCAATTATTTCAAATGTGCACAAGTTAATGAGTCAATTCATTGTAAAATAACTAAAATAATATGTTAGTCTATATTAATTGAGATAATGGGGAAATCAACTAAAAAATATAAAGTCACTGAACCAAGTAGTCAAACAAAACGTACCAAAAA